TCATTTTTCGCTAGTCATTAATACGTTTTATATATCTTTTATTTATTGTAGTATTATTTTCTTTTTTTTTCGTTTTCTTTCTTTTATGTTTGTTTTTCTCTATTTTCGTTTGTTTTTTGTTTTTTTTTTTTTTTTTCAAGCAGAAGACGGCATACGAGATTTCTGCCTGTCTCGTGGGCTCGGAGATGTGTTAAGAGACAGAATCAATTTATCCCCGATCTCGATATCCCAATTCCAAGGATTCCAAGCGAGGAAACGGCCTTTTCTTGATCGAATAGCAACGCGCTTTATTTTGCTCATCCCAAACAATCCCCAAAAATCACCGAACAATCCGCTGCCCGCGCTCATCGTGTCGTGCAAGGAATCCCTTCAACCACAAATTCATAATCACCCATCACCAATAACTCCCTAGGAATGGTCGGCCAATCTCCAGCCGTTGCAATAACCGGACTTGGCGCGTGATGTTGAATTCGTCATCACGCACAACCATCTCGTTGAGCCGCATGATCCCGATTTTCTTTTCCTCGTCCGTTTGGTTCAGACCGTACATGGCCGTGACGTGAGCGTATTTCCGCTTGTCCTCAGAAAAGTCCCCCCGTTTCAAAACGTCACGATCGTAACTAGAGGCGGCGGCCTGCGTGGCCGTTACCACCAGGCAGTGCCGTTCCTGGGACAAACGGCGAAGACGCTGCCAGATTTTGTTGTGTTGGTCGCGGGACTGGAGGCGTTTACAATCCGGGTCCGGGTCGAGGATGTCCGCGTAATCGACCACTATCAGATCCGGGACGAATCCCTCTTGCCGTTCCCAGGTATCTAGTAGCGACCGGATTTCCAAAACGGACAGCGCTTCGTTGGGATAGGTCACCAACTTGAATGCTTTGGGATGCTTCTTGCGGAATTTCCGGGCGGTCCGGTACGCCTCTTTCCAACTGAGCGGTTGGACCGGATCACGCCACTTCAACCAGGGCGTTCCTTTAATGTGCTTGCAATTGAAGCATGGCCGGTAGTCCGGGTTTTGCTTGAATGCCTTCACCAACTCCTCGAACGTCGGTCGCTGTTTATCGCGTAGGTCACGGCCTTCCTCGAAAATTCCAAAATCGCACTCGCGTTCCTCGCGGTCGCAGGTGTCCGTCTGGTTATAGATGCAATCCACCGTCGGGATATACAGCCCTCCACAATACCGTTCCCGGTCCGATCGTTTGGCGAGATGTATGCAGATTCGCCGGATTTGTTGTGCTTCGCTCATATCGCCGGCCTGGAAGAAGACCACGTTGCAGCCGGATTTCAGGCCACGAAGCGCCATTTCCATTAGCATCCAGGTTTTGCCGCGTTTCTCCGGTCCCAGGAACGCTACAAAAGCGTCACGGGTAAGCTGGCTGTTCCAAAACTCCCCCAACGCTTTGGGGAAACGAATCAGCGGCTCGGCCTGAGACTCAAACGCTTGCTTGATCCTTTCCCGGTCGGTGAACGGATCGACAAAACTCCCTTCGTCCTTGGTGATGGTCGCGTAACTGCTGGCCAGCCGTTCCGCTTCCGTCAGGTTTCCATCAACAAGAGCCGCCTGGATTTCTTCGGAGAACAGCTTGAGATGCCGTTCCTTGAAGTAGTTCTGGGTCTGGTCCAGAAGATAGTGGGCGTTGAATTGTTGGCGCTCGTACTCTTCACTGAGACTCTCCAGAATCTCCTCGATGTCCTCGATTCGTTCTTCTGGAAGGTCCTTGATTTTGGAATTGAAAATCCCTTCGATGTCGCGGCTTGGAGCCTTGTTGTACCGCTCGAAATATTCCAGGCACCAAGCAGCCAGTTGCCGTGCGGTGACGGATTCCAACAGTCGGGGCCGGTAGATTTTATGGATTTCCCTGATGTAGTCGTCGGATACTACCAGCCCAGTAATAATCCGGCGTTCCATGAATGGGTCTTGGCTCATTGCCGCTTATCCTCCCCGGTGAACCGCTTGACCTTACACATCGCCTTGATCCTGGACGAAAGCCGAAGATCTCCCCATTTTTCCGCCAGCTGCTTCAGCCCAAAATTGGACGTAAACAGAGTGATTTTCATATTGTCGTAGCGGCGATTGATGAGAAGATATAGGGTCTGGAATACCCAATCGGTGGTGTGCTCCACGCCCAGATCGTCCAGAACCAGCCAGCCCACGTTCGAGTAGTAGTCCAGGATTTCCCCTACTCCGTTGCTGGCTTGTGCTTCGCGTAACTTGTGAAGGAGTTCCGGAACGGTTATGAAGGCATGGCTGAACGGTCCCTTGCGCTTACTGGCACGAATCCCGATTGCCTGGACGGTGAGTTCAGCGACGTATAGGGTTTTCCCGGTTCCCACCGACCCGAACGCGAACAAGCCCCGTCCCGATTCTATTAGATCGAGAGCGACTTGTTCCATGTCCTCATTCCATCTTGCGTGAGCCAAAACGCACTGGATTCGAGGCGGAAACAAATCGGTCCAGTCAGACTTGTAATTCCTCGTCATAGTATTCGTCCTCATAGTTCATGTTCAGTCCGGTTCTGTTGGCTCCTTTTGGCCGGGATGATCTGGAATTCCGCTCAATGGCGTCTTCCAGACGGAGGAATTTTTCTCGCAAGGACGATCCGGCCCAAATGACCGGAACGTATTCGTCACCTATATGGTCGGCGTACCAATTCAGGGCGCGTCTTATCCGCTTATAATCAATCCCGTCCAAACGCTGCATCCGTTCAATATCCTTGGACCAGCTGGCTAGTTTGGACGGGGTGATTTTTACCTTTCGTTCCTTTTGGATGATGGCTGCTAACTGTTGGGCCAAGAGATGGGGAAGGTTTTTTCCGTTCCTTTGAGATGGGGAGGGTTTCGTTTCGGATTTTTTCTGTTTAGTGGGGGAGGGTTCTATATGTGAAGAAGGTATATCTTCTGAACCCTTTTCCCTTGTAAACTTCACCCTTATAGTAAACGGGTAAATTTTTTCGGAGGGGGGTCGTAAAAATTTATGAGGGGGGGTAGGTGTTTCCGTACGTTCGTCCACCGCCACAAATCCATGATCTTCGAGTGCCTTTCCAATGATTTCCAGGATGTTTTCCCGGTCGATTTTTCCGGATTTTTTAATCTCACGTTCCACTTGCAGGATGCAACCATACGCCGCTTTGTTTCTTTCCTTGTTGTAGAAGGCCATGTTCCACAGGTCCCCCATGATAATCCATTCTGGGGTTATTCGCATCTGAAGGGTTCTTTTGGTGGCATACGAGCAAATTCCAAGCTTGTCCATCTTGTATTTGACTGTCTCCATGTTTTCGTGGGTGATGAACCCAAGCTGACGGGCTTTGGTCAGGGCTTTGGTAACGGCATCCTTGGAGACCCGATGTTGGTAGGCTATTTCTTCATTGCTTAGAGTACACCCGTCATGAGCGACAAATTTGTTGGACACGTTGATGATATGCGCGATAATTTCGCGTTCGTTGTGGGACAGAACAGGACATGCTCGTAATTCGATGGGGATGCTGATGTAGTTTACCCGGTTGTCACTCATCCTCACCCCTCCCTAGTCTTACGTTCGTTGGTCGGTTTGTGATGTCCCCTTTTATGGCGCGCCAGCAAACGCCGCAAAAATACCGGAACCGTTGTTCTATATGGTCCTTGTCGTTTTTTGGTATTTTGTGATAAGCGATTTCCATCGCGTCCACTATGTCTTGTGGGTGAAGATGGTTTAGGAACACTCGTAGGGAGTTCTTGCCGGAGTCGGTCAAACCCCATTCGTTCTCGGCCAACTCCGACCAATGATTGGCCAATATGTTCACGAGTTGGTCTTTGTTCATTTTCTTCCCCTCGTCTTTTTGGCTTTTCTCGGTCGCCCAGCCTTCGGCGGGTCATCCACGTTCCAGTATCGGCTATGGCACCAGGGACATACCCGCGAAAGGCGGGGTTGTTTTGGATACCACTGATGTCCACACCGCTTGCACTTCAGTGGAGGTGGGTAATCAACTTTTGACTGCATAAACACCTCCTTTGTTGGGTTTGTTGGGATTTGAAATATATTAACTTAGTAAACTATAACGGCCGAAAAATAAAAAATAAACCCTTTTCTTATCTCCTTGATTTTCCAACAATTTCCCGCACAAGGTAGTCCGCGTCGTCCTGGTCCATGTCGCCTGGATCTCCAACAATATCCACCCGCCAGGCGTCAACCCCTCGGAATCGCAACTCGGCCACCAGTTTGTCGGCCTGGACCACGGCTTGGGGATCATCGTCGAACACCACCGCCACGCGGTGGAACGTCTTGGCGATCAGGCGAACCTGTTGCGGTTTGTACTCAATGCCGAACACAGCGAAAGCGGCCGGCCCCAGCCGCCAAACGTCGGTGACGCCTTCCACGCAGATTCCGGTATCGTTCCATGCCTCCTGCTTGCCGTAGAGGATGGTTTTGTGAGGGATTTTCTCCCGTTCAAGTGAACAAGCCAGGTATTTCAGTTCAGACCGCCCAGTGATATCCCTGGTCTGAAAGGATACCAGTTTTCCATCCCAGTGAATCGGTATGAGAATCCGTCGACTGTAGTTGATCCTGTCCAACCGGCTCACCGGACCGGTTCCGAGCAACCCCCATTCTCGTTCCAGCTTGTCTGGGTCGAACTTTCGTCGGATTAGGTACTTCCGGTGGCCCGGTCGCATAGGGCCACAATCGCTGGGTAATTTTAGCCGTCGTCTGTTGATCCTCACCGGCTTGGAGGTAACCCTGGTTCGGCGTCGAATTTTGTAATCTCGTAGGATTCTGCTGACTTCCTCACGGTCCACCCGTAACAACTTTGCCCATGTGTCGATTTTCGGATGGTAGCCGCACCGCCAGCAGTACCAATGCCCGGTATTCAGGTTGACACCCAGGTGGAGGCCCGGATTGCCCGTGCAGAACGGGCAGGGCATATTTGCCCATCCTGGCCTACAATGCTTATGGCCTTCCGTTTGGAAGGCCACGTTGTAGTCTTGGAGTAGTTGGAGGATTCCGTTCATGGCATCAGGTGGGAGTCCCAAGACAATCGGGTGTATTGAGGGTAGTCTTCGAGCACGGCCTTGTAGATTTCCCGCAATTTGGGAAGATTTTGTTTCGCCTCGTCTGGGTCATTCCACCGATATTTGAAACTGGCTTGAGCCGCCCGTTTTATGAAGTTCTGCGCTGGTCGTAGATTGTAGAAGCTGGACACCCGGAGTCCGGTTGGTATGTGGGTGATGTTGTAGTAGATGGCTTCCTTCTTTCGGTCGTTCTGAAGGGAGTCTTTCCAAACGCCCCATTCTCCCTCTACCCAACCTTCAACCTCATACGGCTCTCCATCCACGGTAGTGATGTAGAATTTCCTCTTTTTCATAGCGGCCTATCCTCCCTCTTCGGGTGCTCTCTGAACGTTTTGTTGTACCGGATCAACGCGTGTCGATGCTCCTTGTACCGCCGGCACTTATGCTCACAGTAGTACCGGCATACCGCATAGTCTGCATACAACCGACCGTCGCTCCGGACCAGGTTGTTTCGGTGGCAATCTTCGGGTGGGTCCGGCATGAACCCGCCCATTTTACCCCACGGGTACGGATCGTTGGGGCGTTGGGTTCGTTTCTTTACGGGTTTTCTTCTCCGTATCATTTCATCAACCTCGTGTGTTGTCAGGTCGCTATATTATACCATCTTTCCGCTATTTGCCTTTGGCGTACCGGTCGATCAGTTCGCTCAGCATGGAATTTTTGTCCATCGCCTTCCCATCCATGACCGACTCGATGACTTCCCGCTTTTCGTCCAGCAATTCGGCCATCTCTTCGTCGATCGTGTCGGCGGCCAGCAGGTAGTACACGTTGACGGCGTTCGTCTGTCCGATGCGGTGACAACGGTCCTCTGCCTGGTCCAGTTCCGTTGGCGTCCAGGGCAGTTCCAGAAACGCAACGTCGGAAGCGGCGGTAAGAGTCAACCCTACGCCGGCCGCCTTGATGTTGCCGACGAACAACTTGACGGAATCATCATGCTGGAACCGGTCAACGGCCTCCTGGCGCTTGTTACCGGTGACCGATCCGTCCACGCGGACGGCCACGTTCTTGAATTCGTCCATGATTCGGTCAATAACCGCTCGGTGGTTGGCGAACACCACCAGCTTCTTGCCCGAGTCCAAGAAATCCTTGATCCATTGGAGGACCTGCTTCATTTTGCCTTCCACGACCAATTTTCGTAGGACGGTGATTTTCGCCAGCGCTTCCGCGTTGTAGGCCCATTCGGCCGCATCTTCTCCCTTAGTGTCTTGGAGCCAGCGCCGGAAGTCCGTTTCTGCTTTGGCATAGGCGCGGCGGTTGGTGAGTTCCAGCGGAATGAACGACCGGGTTTTGGGCGGCAAGTCCTTCAGTACGTCCGCCTTGCGTCGGCGGATCATGATGGTTCTGGTGAGCAGTTCATGGAGTTCGTCCGTGTTGGACGCGCCGGTAAAATCCCAACCGAATCCGTTATGTTTTGCTCCGCAGTATCGTTGGGCGAACGTCCAGTAGTTCGGGACCACCGTTTTGTCGATGAGGGACAGCGTGTGGTAGAGTTCCATGGGCCGGTTTTCTATTGGTGTCCCAGACAGTCCGATTACGTGCGTCACTCCACGGGCCAGTTCGGTTACTGCTATGGTCCGATCTGCCGTCCTGTTTTTGAGTTTGTGCCACTCGTCCAGGACAAGAGTTTTGATTCCCAACTCCCGAAGCGTTTTATGCGCGTGGACGATCTTGCCCTTACCCTTACAGGCGCGGCACTTCGGTCCGCCTTTGAACAGCCGGCCTTTGCCGCCGCAAGCCGTGCATTTGGTCTTTTCGCTCAGGATGTCGTAGTTGACAATGTAGATATCGTGCCTGGAACCGCCGGGGAATACGGTGAATTCCTTTTTGTCCCGGCCGGAAATCAGGCACGGCTCCAACTCGGTGAATTTCAGCGCTTCCCGCGCCCAGTTGATCTTGAGGCTGGCCGGACAGATGACCAAGGCGGGTAAGGCGGAATCCTTTCGCAACTGAAGCCAGGCCAACGTCTGGAGCGTTTTGCCCAGCCCCATGTCGTCCGCGTTCAGCACGCGGCCATTCTTGGCCTCGTACCAGGCTACGCCTTGCGCCTGGTAGGGTCGGAGCGTGGCGTTCAGACCGGGTATGTTGTTGATCTCCGGCAGGGACTTGACGGACAGTTGGTTCCGCTTCAGGTAGTCCGCCAACCCCTGATCCAGCTTGAATCCCCACTCCTTGAGGTTTTCCACGTTCTTCAAGGAGAGATCAGCAGTCCAGTATTTTCCTTGCCCGTTCCAACGCCGGCCGGACAAGGTGCGAACCAGCGCTACGTCTTCCTTACGGTAAGGAAACGTGATTTTGATTTTGTCGTTGACGAGGCGGGCGAGACGGGCGGGTTCGGAGGCCGGCCGACGATTCAGCATTTTGTGGCCGGCGGGAACTTCCACCTCTTCATCCGAGTCCCACCAGCCTTTGATGCAGGAGCGGGGAACCCAGGTGTCTACCGTGATCTCCTCGATCTGTTTGGTAATGGACTTGATATCGTCCTCGGTCAGGTTGTCAATAACGACATCTCGAATCCCCCAGCTCCCCAGGCATTCGGGACCGATACCCAACACCATCGAACCGGGATGTGTGAGTTTTCTGCCGCAGCGGCAACAACGGCCGGATTTCTTGCCTTCCAGCGTACCG